TTTATCTAATCTAACTATATCCTCTTTACGATATAATTTATTTGCACCCATCATTTGTCTGCAAAAAGGTCTTTGTTTTCCTGATTTTCTAGTTAAAAATTCATCTTCTGCATATACATAACGTACTCTATAATAATCGTATGTTTTTTTAGATATACCATCTTGTTCTGATTTTCTACTTGGTATTGCTCTACCTGTACTTGCTAATTGTATTTTTTCATCTACTAAATCATTTAGCATATTTTCAAAATCAAATTCAATATGTTCATCACCTACTTTTTCTTCATGTATTAATTCACAATCTTCAGCTATATCTTCACCAAATTCTTCTATAAATTTTGTTAATTCTAAATTTTCTTTTTCTGCTTTTATAGGTACACAATTAGGTACTTCTCTACCATCTTTAATTTTAGTACCTATTGCTTCATATCCTGGTTGACATGGATTAGGTGTAATAAATTCTTCTTTGCAATTACAATCTAAATTAGTTATTTGTTCATGATCTTTACAAGGCATATAAACTGTTTTACCATCTAATGTGTGTTCATGATAACCTTTGCAACCTAATCTTTCAGCTTCAGCTTCTGCTTCTTCTATTGTATCAAATAAAGGTAAATCTATTTCACCATCTTTACCTTCTGTAACCATGCTACCTACTTTTGCAAAATCTTCTCTAACATTTACTTCTTCATTTAATGGTGGTAAACCCATTTCTTCTCTTAGTTCATCTTCCGTTAAAATACTCTTCAAATCTTCTGATGTGAATTGTACTGTAATAGGTTTTAATTGTACAAAGCTAATAGGCATATCCATATTATTAACTCTAAACAATTTTCTTAGTACCTTAATTATTTGTTGTTGGTAGGGTTTACATACTGTATTTAAAAAATAATTTGCAGCACTATTAAGTTCATCTACATTACTACCTAAACCTGTATCGTTCTTAATACCCATTAGCATTGGCGATGTAACACGATGTGCAGTTAGTATGTTTTGAACTAATAACTCTTGTAAAGCTAAATATTGCTTATCTGCGTTACTTACTGCAATAGGTGTAATTTCAGGTACTCTATTTCTATCTTCACTAAACGTTAGTACAAATCTACCTGAACTTTCACTACCTGTAAATTTTTCTTTTAAACTATTCTCTATTTGAAAACGTTCTTCTTGTGTAGGTACACCATTCGCAAAAGATATAAAATAAGAACCACTAAACCCATTAGATATATTATTAAGATGATATTCTGATACTTTTTGATCTATTAAACTCCAATTATTACCTGCTAAATAATCAGGTGTAAAATAACTATTCATATTAGGTGAATAAAGTCCTGTATAAAGTATTTGGTTTGCTGATGTTCTATCATTTACATTAAATGCTGGTACTCTATAAGGTTTGTTTATTCTTGTATTACTCCAATCTGCACTTACATAATATGCACATACTTTACCAAAAGCATCAGGTCTTTCAACTCTAATTTTTTCAACAGGTATATGATATATTTCTGCTATTTGTGTTCTATCTTTACTCCATATAATATTTAAAGCAAATGCACCTTGTAGTTTAAAATCAAAAGATACTTTTTTAACTAACTCATGTAAAGTTTCATTAGAATTAGGATTAGCCATGAATTGCTTTAGCTTAACCATAGCATCTAAATTACGTTCATCTTCATTATCTATTACTATTTCTTCACCTGCAATTAATTCACTTGTAGCATTTATTATAGCTGCATTAGTAGAACTGTTATAATATAAATCAATTAAAAATTGTGGATATAAATTTCTCCAATTTTCAGTACCATATTCTATATAATCTTTACCACGTACTTCTTGTACTTGTGGTGCAGTTTGTGCTGATAAATCAATATTAATAATTTCTTTCATAATTAATCTTCTTGTGTCCAATCAGGACTGTTAAGTATTTGCATTATACCATCATAATCATATAGTTGTTTATCAACTAAAAAACTTGGTGTATTACCTTTAAATTTTAACACAAATTTAGTTTTTTGATTATTATATCGCAAAGTATTTTGTGATGTTTCTAAAACTTCATCAAAATTTACACTATTTAATTCTTCTGTATTTAGTATTGTATATTTCATTTATCCTGCTTTAAAAGGTACATCTGTACTATAAGTTGCATTATTATTTAAAATACCATTTTTATCATTACCACTACTATCTATTGCAACAGTACCACTTCCTTCATCTAACTTATAATATGCAACTAAAAATCTATTACTTGTTAAATCTATTGGTTCACTATTAGCAACATATACATCTGATATTCCAACAACTGCATTAAATAAACCTAGTTGTGCAACTTTACCATGTAAAAAATTACCACCTAATGTGTTTTGACCTATCATGTTATTTGCAAAAGTTCCTGTAAATGTTCCACTAAAAGTATTAACTGCTTGTGATATACCATCTATAAACAATTCAATTCTTGTTGTTGTCCAAGTTGCTAATACATGGTGATATTTACCATCATCTTCAAAATCTACTGTATGTGATGCTAATTTTGTAGATCCACCAATACGATATGCTATCCTAAGTTGTGTTGTGCCATTATGATAAAACACATTTACATAGTTGTTACTATCTACTCTAGCTTGCCATATTGTCGAACTTGTACTTGTAGTATCTATTTTAAACCAAGCACTACATGAGCCTCTTAAACCGCTTATTAAGGTTTTACTTTCTCCAATATCAATAAAAGCATCAACACCATCTAAATCGACTGAATATATATTATATCCTGTTTTAGTATTATTAATGCTATTTCCTAATTTTAATCCTAACATATCTTATGTTGTAGCACCTTCATGATAACCTATACCAATACCTGATGTCAAAGTAATTGCGGTTATATTCATAAATAAAGTAGTACCTGCTGGTAAAGTTGTTACTAATGCACTTTCACCTGTTGCATCTGCTACTGTAATTGCACTAATTACTGATGTTACAGGAAAATATACTGCATAAAAATCTTTACTTGTTTGTGCAGCAGTAGTAAATATTTCTGTGCTACCATTTTTACCTAATTGTTCTACTAATAATTGTTGTACGTTTTCTATCATTTTTTTATTTTTTTATTGTCCATAATATATATAATTTGTTCCTGCTGGTTCTTCATGCTCTTTATATGTTACTTCTTTAAGTGTTTCTTCACCTTGACTGATATACATTTTACCTTCTGTTACTTTACCTTGTAATGTATAATAACCTTTTGTTGTACTTGTAGATGTTGCACCATAAATTGCACTTATAAACGCACTGCCCTTTTCTTTTACTGTACTTGTTCCATGCTCTAATAATACATCATTAATAGCTAAAACTATTGTAATACCAAAATAACTACTAGGATTGCTTAATGGTCTTATATTTAGTGTTGAACCAACAACTAAACCACCACCTGCTGCACCACCTGTATCTGCATATTGCTTACATTCAACTAAATTCGCACTTAAAGTAGGATTGCCTATTTGTGGAAAACTAAAAACATTAGTTTGCGGATTAGTAGTAATATCTGTTACTTGTGTTTCAGCCGCACTTCCTATTGAAAAACCATAAGAATGTCCAACAGGCATTTTAGAAAGTATAGTTATATTTATCCCTGTTGAAGTTTGTGTTACACTTGTAACTTCTAAAAATCTTGTATTGTCGCTTTGTGAATTTATACTTGCAACAGACATAGAACTATTTATTATAACATCACCGCATTGATTGTTTATATCAAAATTATAAGTCCCAGCATCTAAATTTGTTAATTCTTTATTATAAACATCATTTAAACCTGTCAGATTTTGTGTAAATACTGTTGTGCCACTTAAACTTAAATTAACTACACCTATTACACCTGAATTTTCTTTTGGTGCAGTAGAACAAGTTTTAGCTATGGTTGCTGAACTTTCTTTTGTTAGTTCATATAATTCATATCCATAATATCCAACAGGTAAGCCATGAAAAAAACCATTAAACAAATTTTGATTTGTAATATCTGTTGCTGCTAAATTTAACTTTGTATATCTATCAAATACACTAACACTTGCACTATAAACATATATTATATTACCTGTCATATCATTAGTTAATTTAAACAAAAAATCTAACTGATCTTTAGCAACAGTTGTATCTATTCTTACATCTTCTGTTACTAAATAAATGAATTCAGGTTTTGCAACTGTATTATAAGTTAGTTGTATCATATTATAATATAGAAAATTATAGAATTTATTTGTATTCTAAAAAAAAAGGTGGTATAAAACCACCTTAATTAAGAAAATATATAAAAACACTAATGTTAGAGTTTATGATAATTAATCTATATCTACTTGCACGTTTGCAAAATCACTATTATCAAATGGTGTTGTAGTATAATCTGCAACAACTGCCATCGGTTGTTCTTCCATACCATCAAAAGTCCAAGAATATCCATTATGATCTCCAAATGCTGCACCACTTAGATTAGTACCTGAATTTAACCTCATACCATTTCTTACACCCATACAAAGTATAACATTTTTATTTGCTGCATTTAATTGATTCAATTCTGCAAATATAACTAATTTTACTGTAGATAATAATCTTACTTCATTTTGATCAGCAGTAGATAAATGATTAAGTTTTATTGATACTTGTGGTGTATAATGTATAGTACCATTTTCAGTTGAACCTACAATAGTTTCTGTTAAACTACTTTCACCACGAGGTAAAGTGTATCTTCTTAAAAAAGTACCACTACCCATGTTTATATCTGTTACTGCACCACTAGCAACTACAATACCTGTACCTAAAACTTCACCTGTTGTTGGATTTGCATCAAAATCATCCCAAACTCCAAAATAAATATTTTTTATACCACCTGCAATTCTATCGCATTGTAATTGCCTTCCTTTTGTTAAATTTGAACAAGCTGCTGTACTCATATTATTTATTTTTTAATTAAGGTAGAGGTTTTTACACCCCTACCATATTATTGTTTATTAATGTTGCATTCTTAAAATATCAGCACCTACTCCTGATTGTACACCTGCTGAATATCTAGCTACACATCTAATGTTATCTGAACCATCTAGGTTAGCCATATCCATTAATTGTATTCTTGTGTGGTCTGATAATAAATCAGTACCAAAGAATAAGTTAGAACTTTGTGCAATAACTAAACCATTATCTCTCATACCTGGACATACTGCAATTTTATATCCTTCAAAAACAGGCTCATAGTCAGCGTTCATATTATAAGCGTTTACATATCCTAATGTAGATACTGCTGAAATATATAAGCTATAAGTCTTAGGAGACATATAGATATGTAAATCATCTTTTCTTAATATAGTTGAAATATTATCAGCTAAATCAGAAGTTGCAGTTTGTAAGTTAGCAATAATATTGTTAACATCAAATGCACCTGATGCCGATGATTGAACAACTGTTGCGTCAACACCTGGTAATAATAAACCTGTCGTTGCAGTCATAAAACCTAAAAATCTACCAGCACCATTATCTCCAGCCCAAATATCATTCTCTACTCCATTTGCAATAATTTCACCAAGATAAGATATTACATAATCTTCAAATGCTGGTGGTGGTGGTGATCCTGCACCTGCTCTCATTTGTAGTGCTTCCCATGAATCAAGTAAATCTTTTTTACATAAATCAATGTTGATCATTAGGTTTTTAGGTTCTAATACTTTTTCTGTTAATGCTAAAGTACCACTTTCATTAAAATTACAAGCAGCATTTTGTATAACTGCACCTGTATTATCCATTCTTTGGATATTGCTTTTAAATTTAATGTTTTCAATTTTTGTTAGAAATTCTAACGATTTTGCTTCTTTTAGTGCTGCACTGATGTAAAAACCAGCTGCTTTACCACTAAAATTTGATGTTGTTGTTAAAGCCATTTTTAAATTTTTTTTTTATTATTTATTTAAGTTGTATAAAAATCTTTCTTGTTTAGAAAGTTTGTTATATTGTTTAGTTGTTAGTACAGGTTTATCTGCACTAAATTTATTTGTATTAACAGGTGCTTCTGCTGGACTTTCTGCTAATTCAGTTTTTAGTTTTTCGTTTTCTTCTTTTAACTTTTTAATTTCATCTTCTGCTGAAAACTCAACTACTTCAGTTGTTTTAGTTGTAACTGTCTTAGGACTATCACCTCTTGGTTCTTCTACTACTTCTTCAATAGTTTCTTCTGACATTTCTTCTTCTTTACCCTTACCTAAAACTAATTGCATTTCTTCTACTTCTTTTTCTAATTTTGACATTCTTTTTTCTATTTCTTCAAAATCGTATTCAGCCATTTTTTTCTTTTTCTTCTTTTTATATGCTAATTCTTCTTCTTCTGATGCTTCTACTTCTTCAACTTCTTCTTCTGTTTCTTCAGCTTCACCTTCCATAATTTCAGCTACTTTACCTTCTTCTTCTACTTTAACCTTAGTGCCATCTTCCATTACGTATAAACCAACAGGTAATGGTATTGTAGTTCCATCTTCAGTTAATACTGAAATATCTACACCTACTTCTAATGTATCTGATTCTGATACAATAATTGTACCATCTTCTGTTTTAGCCTGAAAACCTAATTTTACTTCTTCTTCAGTTTCAAGACCTAATGCTATTTTAATTTGCTTT